TTTAATACTTCAAAAGTATTATCTGTAAAATCTGCTATTGCATAACCTGAACTTGTAGGAACTGTTACTGCAGTGAAAGTTATATATCTTCCATCTAGTAATCCATGGCCCGTTTTATTAACTGTTACTGTAGGAGATCCAGCTGTAACAGTAAAAGTACAACCGGTAATAACATCATCATCTAAAGGACTAATGTCAAAAAATTCTTCGTCATAGTATAAAAATAAACCTTGAGAGGTTCCAATAGCTGCATATTTTTCTCCAGCTATAGAAGTAAAATCATGTTGTGCCCTTGCTACTCCAGGTAAAGTTTTATTACCTGTGGTTATCTGTGACCAACCACCTATTTTTTCTGGTAAACCATATCTAAATCTAACAAAATCACCGTCAACCCATTGTGATTCACCACCTGAGTCTGTAATTTGTTTATCAAATCCTGGCTTAAAATTAAGTTTTTGTAGCATATTAAATAAATATATATGCTTTTAAGTAAAAAAGCCATTATCTTTTAGATTAAAACTAATGCCATATTTAGTATTTTTAAATCTATGAATCTTTGCTTCGTGATCTAAAAAAGAAGAAAATATAGCAAATACACCTTCCTCTGGTTTTACTTTTTCATTAATCGCATCAAAATCTAAAGTTTGATCATGACTATTTAAATATAATACACCCGACCATTCATTCCCTCTATGGTTATGCTTTATAGTTTTGCCTCCACTAGAACAACTAAATCCCCAAGAATCAGCTAAACTGTATGTAGGAAAATTAATGTTAGAATCTACATAATCGATTAGTGTATTTAAGACACCTAAAAATTCCGGATCATTGTTAAAATGTTTCCAACTAGTCATTTTGTCTATTATGTTAGTCTGGTAATTTAAATTACCTTCTTTTTCACATCCCTCTTTAATTTTGTTTATTAAAGATTTAGCATTAATTTTTATTACACCTTGTACAAAAAAATAATCTATTTTAATTTTTTTTTCTAAATGTTTATGAATAATCATAATACTATATTCCAATCTAACTTAGATATTATTTCTTTAATGTTAATCATTTTTAAATTATTATCTTTTATATAATTATGTAGCTCTTCTAAATCTATAAGTAAATATTTATCCTTTATTTTAAAAACCATCTTATCTGCTTTTGTTTTTAAATGACTTTTTTTACCTACTCCTTCTTTAAAAGAACTTAAATTTCTAGTATCAAACTTGAACACTTGATTACTTTTATTTTTAATAATGCCGGAAACATCCCACAACTCTTTTTCTTGCTGTTCTTTTGTAGGGTATGTAACATCTGTTAGATAAGTTTCAATAAAATTAATATTCATTCTATTTAAAAGTAAAAACTATAACAACTCTAATATCTTTTTTAGGGTATTTTAAATAATGTTTATAGTCTTCAAAATATAAACCCCTATATTTTTTAGTTTCCACTTGTTTATATATTTTATTATCTTTTTCTAAAACCGTACTAGCTTCAGGATTATCAGTGCAATAAACTAATAAAGATTTATGTTTATATTTATGGTCAACATGACTAGCTGTTTTTTCAAAACCATTATTAAATGATATGTTAACAGCGCATCTTAAAATTCTTGTACAATTTATTTTATGTTTCTCAACAAAGTCATATAGTATTTCTAATAGTGCAGTTGACTCTGAAGAATTTACAACAGGATAACTAGGATCATGTCCTTCTGGTCTTGTCACTGCTGTGTGAACCATGTAAATATGATTATCATTTTCTACAGAGTTCTCTTGAATATAATAAGGATAATCACTTCCTAGTATAAACTCATCTACATATTTTTTATTTTCTTCAGACATAAAGTTGTCATCTATTATTACTTTATTCATAATTTAACCATCCTGTAAGTATATATTTATTTTGATCTTCTGAAATAATTCCTCTATGAGTATGTGTCCAATCAGATGGCCACAATAAAGTTAATCCTTTTTCAGCATTTACTTTTAATTTTTGATTGTAAAATTCTGTTCCACCTTCTTTAACATTATTAAGATAAGTCATGAAAACCATAACTCTAGTAGTTTTCTGCATAACTAATCTTTCAGAATGCCAAGCTTTAAAACCTTCTCCAGGTTTATAGTGTTGAAAATTTATACCTTCTTTTTCCGCTAGAGCACCATTAAGATTAAAGGGTTGATATACTTTTGCATATGCTTGAACTCCTTTGTTTAAAAAAGACATATATTTTTTATATAAACTAAAAGACGCAACTATATCGAAATCTTTATCAGAAGATATTTTATATTCTTTATCCCTAGTAGGTTTTCCATCTTTAGTTAAACAACCTCCTTCTCTGGTTAAATCAGGATTATCATTATGCCATTTTAAAACATCATCACAAAACTGATGAGGTAAGTACCAACCAAATATAAAACTATTAAAAGGAAATTTTTTTAATCTCATCTGTGTATATTAAAATCTATATTAAGTGTTTGTCTTATGCCTTTTACTTGTGGATAAGAACCATGCCAAATCCAACAAGGGAATATAAAAAAATCATTGGTTTGTGGATAATGAGAATAGTATAATAACCTGTTGTCTTTATTTAAGATATAATAAAAATCTCCTAGGTCTATTAATTTTTCATCGTTGTGATCTTTGGGAGGAACACTTAAATATGTAACAGTTGAAATAATATTTTGTGGTTTATTTTTGTGTGCATGCATTGCATGAAAACTTCCTACATCTCCTATTACAGTCCAAGCATTGTTTAAAGTAATAAGAGGATCAGTGCCATTTCTTTTTTCAAATTCTTGTGTAATTTTATTAGAACAGTTTTCTAATATAAATTGAAACTTATCATCATTTAAAAATAATTCTTTTAAATCGTATTGTTTAGATTGACTTCCTCGTGTGCTTAACTCTTTTAAATCGTTTTCTTCTAAATTTTTAATAGCATCATTTACTACTTTTTTAGTTTTAGATACTTGTGTGATATCAGTTTTAATAAACCAGTCTTCGTGAAATCTCATGTTATTCAACCTTTAAATTATTATGTGCTGGTAAACCTATGTGTAATCTACCATCGTATGCTTTTAAGTTTTTTTCTTTTAATTCTTTTGTAGTGTTATAATGTAAAAACAATTGAACACATTCAGCTTCTTCAAATTTATTTCTCCAATGAGGTAAGTCACCATTATAAATTAATATATCCCCAGGGTTTAAAATAAATTCTACGCCATCTACATATATAGGCCACAATCCACCACCTATAGGAAGTGTAACAGATATTTGGCAAGCATTTCTATCAGTGTGTTTACTTAAAATATTTCCTCTTTTATATATTCTAGCAAAAGAATAACTCTCTATAAGCCTACCACCATCATATGATTTTAAATTTTTTACTTCTTCTTGTATTATTACCCTTAGTTTATTTAAAATAACTTCACCAGCAACATCTCCATAAATAATATAGTCTGTTCCAGGTACCATTTCATCCTCGGCTCTACCAAATAAATGTTCTAAATAAGGAGGTATTATTTTTTCTTTTAACATAGTTCTAAAAGATTTTCTTTTCATCAAAAAGTATTTATGTAAAAATTCTAAAAGATCTTTTGATAGGACATTTCGAAGTACCTTATATCTAAATTGTTGGCTCATTTAAATGGATACCCCATAGACCAACCTACTAAAGAGTTTCTTTCTCCTTTAGTAATAGGTGTTACTTTATGTTTAATAAAAGAAGGAAAAAAAACTATTGATCCTTTCTCTTTTAATTGAACACACTCGACAATTTTATTTTCCTCTGCACCTGGAAATTCAAAAAGCAACTGCCCACCCTCATATTTTTTTGGATCAGATAAGTTAATACTAAAAGATATTTTTCTATACTTTCCATGTATTGAAGGATCACTTGGGTTATTAAAAGGCATAGCTAAATTATCAAAATGCCAATCATAATGTTGATTTTTTTTGTATCGTGTAAATTGTAAATCTTCAAAACAATCAACTTCATAGTTCCAATCAGCCATTTTATTTGCTTCTTGCAACAAGGGATAAATGCAATCATAAATCCATGGTTCGTTTATCCAACATATATCAGAATCTCTAAGAGAAAGATTTTTTTTAAATTGATGGTTTGAGTCTTTCATCTCAGCTTTCTTTTTAGAAACAACTCCTTTATCAAAAGTTTTATTCTTAGCAATTTCTTTTATAGAATCACAAAACTTGTCATTAAAAGCTTTTGAAAAATAGTAATAATAATTATCTAGATACATATCTATCTTCTTTATAAAAATATTTATATATTATAAATCTAAAAAATCAATAATTATTGCCAACTAGAAGTATCGGGATTCCAAACAACTTTTTGTTCAGTTGTGGTAAAAGCAATCCACACTTGATTTTCTTCGTCCCAAATAGGAGCAAATGAATAATCTGGAACTGCAGCATCTGTATAAGCACTGGGTTCTGTTACAGGAGCTTTCCATTTATAATCAGAATTTAAAGACCAACTAGCGAAAGGTTTAACTGTAATAAATACATCATTTGTAGAATCGTAGTAACCACCATTTGGTTCTGCTCCATTAACTCTAAAAGACTCGTCATTAGAAAATTGTTTTATACTTGCAGAAGCATCTTTTAATAAATTTTGTTTTACCCAATTTTCAGCTTCTACAGATTGATCTCCTCCGTTAGCATCAACGTCAGCTTGATCAACTACAAATATATCTATAACATTATTGTTTTCATCTAATTTTGCAAATTGAGTCATCATGATAGTGCTAAGTTCCCTGATACGTTAAATGTAGCTATTCTGTCATTTCCAGAATTGGCAATTGAATTTGAACCTGGAGAAACAGATCCACTTAAATTATTAGCAAATCTTATAATTACTTTTCCATTTCCACCAGAAGTTTGACCCATAACACGGTTTCCACCACCGCCACCACCTTGGCCGTCAGTACCATTTGATGCACCAGAATCTCTCATACCAGGTCCACCGCCACCATTTCCTCCTGATCCAAATGGAGAAGCAGCATAACCATGAGTTCCGCCACCACCGCCACCACCAAAAGTTTGTGATGATCCATTAATACTATTAGCAGTTCCATTTCCTCCAGGACCTGCTACATCAAACATTGAGTTTGATTGTCCATTGTTAGCAGTTCCACCGCCACCAGCTGATGGAGAAGCATTTGATGATGGAGAGTTTCCTCCGTCTCCACCCTGATTTCCTGATCCTCCTGACGTTGCAGTGTTTCCACCTCCACCGCCACCTCCGCAACCTCCAGCAGAGCCGTTGTTATTTCCGTTTCCACCTGCTCCACCTCCGTTTGCTGTTTTGTTAAAAGAAGGACTTGATATGTTAGAAGTTCCACCTGTTCCTGTAGAACCTGATCCTACAGTAACACCTACAGTTTGACCTGCAGCTACTGGTTCTGCTGTTCCACTAGGATAATTTGATGTTAAGCCTCCAGCTCCACCACCCCCTGCAGCATGTCCAGGACCGCCTGATCCTCCAGCCAATACCATATAGTACATATCAGTAGTAGATTCTGCTCCTCTAAACTGACCTATAGAAATAGTTCCTGAACTAGGAATAGGGCCATTAGGTGCGGGTGAACCTGAAGGAACGTTTGATCCTCCAGAATAATATTCTGATAAAGAGATTGGATTTGATCCACCAAATTCATCTTGGATATCATCCATACTTGTATTTGTTTGTGGTATAGCCATCTTACTTTTTCTCCTTAGTTAAAGTTTCTATTTTTTCATTTAATTTTTTTACAGCTTCAATTAATAAACAAGTTAGTCTATCATATTTTACAGCTTTAATTCCATCTTTTCTTTGAGCAACTGCTTCAGGTAATACTTTTTCTACCTCTTGAGCTATAACTCCAACATCTTTTTTTCTAACAAAATAACCGTCTTCACCGCCTTGATGCTCAATCCATTTATCTTTCCAATTAAATAACACACCATTTAATTTTTTCAAGGATTCTAATGCATCTGGTATATTTGTAATATCTTCTTTTAATGCGATGTCTGAAGAATAAAATGCTGTAATATCATCTGTAGCTCTAATCTGTCCAGTTGTACCTGATGCTGCAGTTCCAATACCTAATGAATCTAGTTTGCCATCATTAAATTCTACATCGTTTGTAGTTCCTAATCCTATTGAATCTCTTGCTGTAGAACCAGATTCAGCAACAAGATTAGAACCATCTCCTACGATAAAGTTTCCATTTGTATTAGCTACGTCTGCTAAGTCTAATAAATTCTGTGTGTTATTTATTACTTCAACAACATTTGTTCCGTCTGAATAAACAATAGCACGAGTTTTTTCAGTTGTACCAAAAGTAAAACCTGATCCAGAAGTGGTTTTAACAGTTACTGTGTGAGCACCTGAAGTAGCATTTTCAACTATATATGTTTTTTCAATTGAATTAGGTATAATAACATTAACATTTGTAGTTATAGTTCCTGTTAATTTTATTACTTGATTTTTACCATTAGACACAACACCATTAGAAAAAGTTAAAGTTGCACCTGTTGTTGCATTTAATGCAATACCAGCATATCCACCAATAGCTTGTTCTAATACAAGTAGGTTACTATTTGTAAAAGCTCCCCACGTACCTGAGTTTTCACCGGTCGTTTGGACTGTTAATTTTAAACTAGCTGAGGTTGAGTTTGCCATAATTTAATTCCTTAATATTTAATTTTATTCTATTTTTGCTTAAAATCAAGCTACTTCTCTCCAACCTGGAGGATCAGTAGGAGCAGATCCTGTAGGTACTGGAGTCCATATAACGTTTTGTACAGTTCCTTCTGCCATAGTCATCTGAATTCCTGTTAATATAGCTAATGAATCAGGTGCTGTTGCAGTTCCTTCCTGCATAGTCATTGCAATACCAGTCACATCTATTAAACTATTAGCATCTGCAACTGCTGTACCAAGAGCAGCTGTCATAGCAATACCTGTTGGAATAACAGTACCTTGTCCAACAACTGTTGCAGTACCTTCATTCATTGTCATTGCAATACCAGTTGGAATAACATCTGCATTAGCAAAAGTAGTAACGCTTCCTAAAGAAGTGCTCATTGCAATACCAGTTACATCCTCTGTTACAACATCGGTAAATGCTAGAGCAGTGCCTAGAGCGGCTGTCATTGCAATTCCAGTAACATCAGCTTCAGTTTTTCCAACACCTACAGCAGTTCCTAATGATGCAGTCATCGCAATACCTGTTAGAGTAGTTAAAGCATCTCCAGTAGTAATTGCTGTACCTAGGTTAGCAGTCATTGCAATACCTGTTACAGCTGCATTAGATACAATTATTATATCAATATTTGGAGGATCAAATGTGCTAGGACTTTCAGTAGCAAAAGGCGCTTGAGCAAAAGCAGTTAAGGTATCTTGTATTTGTGTTGTATTATTAACAGTTAAATCAAAACCTGTAACAGGTACATCAACTCCAAGTTCTCCTTGTGTAGCAACAGAGTTAAGATTTGTTGTAAGACCAAAACCAACTAAATTAACAGAGGTAGGACCTGCTGAAGCGAAAGCCGCTTCCGAAAATGAATTATTACCGAAAGCCATGAATTAGGCTCCTGATTTAAGTTCTTCTATTTCTTTTTTAAGTTCTTTTACAGATTCAATTAATAGAGCACACAGTCTTTCATATTTAACTGCTTTTGTTCCATCATCTCTTGTCTGAACAATTTCAGGTAATACTTCTTCAACTTCTTGTGCGATGACACCAATTTCTTTTTCTTTACCAAAATGTTTATGTTTTTCTTGAGCTTCAAAAGTCCAGTTGTAGTAAACACCATTTATTTTAGAAACTTTATCTACGGCATTTTCTATATTAGAAATATTTTCTTTAAGAGTCTTATCTGAAGAAGAGAAAGCAGTAATATCACCTGTTGCTGTAATTGCACCAGTGACTGCTAAAGTTGAACCATCAAACGATGCGTTAGCTTCTGCGTTCATAGCATCAGCACCAGTAGCTGTAACAATTCTGTTGTTTGAACCATTAGACATAAAGTCAGACACATCTACAGAAATTGCATCTGCAGCAACATCAATACCTGTACCTGCTCCAATGTTTAAAGTAGCAGCTCCACTAGTAGCTCCTCCAGTTAAACCAGACCCTGCTACAACTGAAGTGATGTCTCCAGTGTTTGTAGTATATCCAGCGTCATTATTAAAACCAGAGTTATTAATATTTCCTTTAGTTAATTTTTTCTGATTGTTAGAAGAATCAACTACACAGAAGAAGTCGCCATCTCCATTTGAAGTAGAGGTTGCAAGTTCTGATAAGTCTACATCTACTTGGTCTGCTTGAACGTCAATTAAATTCCCTGCTGCAACATTTAAAGTTACATCACCTGATGTTCCACCACCAGTTAAACCAGTTCCTGCTACAACAGAAGTTATATCTCCAACTGTTGGAGTTTGAAAAGATGGTTGTGCCCCAGCCCCTGCTGAAGTTAAAACTTGCCCTGAACTTCCTGTTGCTATCGCAACTGGATTTCCTGAAGCGTCATAAGAAATAATATTACCATCTGTACCTGATGCCATTTTTGCTAATGTCACTGCATTGTCTTGAATTTCTGCTGTAGCCACACCAGCGTCTTTAATTGTTATTGCACCAGAACTAGCGGCAAAGTTGTCTGAGCTAAATGAGGCAGCTCCTTTGGCAGACGTAGAAGCATCTGCTAAATTAATAGTAACATCTCCTGATGTTCCACCGCCTGTTAAATTTGTTCCAGCTGTGACTGCTGTAATATCTCCAACTGTAGGTGTTTGAAAAGATGGTTCTGCTCCCGCACCTGCACTTGTTAAAACCTGTCCTGCACTCCCTGTTGCTATCGCAACTGGATTACCTGAAGCATCATATGAAATAATATTTCCGTCTGTGCCTGATGCCATTTTGGCTAGTGTGATTGCATTGTCTGCTACTTTAGCAGTTGTAACATTTGAATCTACAATGGAAGCGGTCACTACAGCGCTTGCTGCAAGTTGGTCTGCCCCAACTGCATCATCTGCAATTTTGGCTTGGGTCACTGCATCCGCAACTATAGAAGCAGTTACTACAGCACTAGATGCTAATTGATCTGCACCTACTGCATCATCACCAATCTTAGCTTGGGTTACTGCATCGTCTTGAATTTCTGCTGTGGCTACTCCCGCATCTTTAATTGTTATTGCGCCAGAACTAGCAGCAAAGTTATCTGAACTAAATGATGCAGCTCCTTTAGCAGATGTAGAAGCATCAGCTAAGTTTAATGTAACGTCACCTGATGTGCCGCCACCTGTTAAATTTGTACCCGCTGTTACAGCTGTAATATCTCCAACTGGAATTGAAGCTACTTCTGTATCTACGTATGCTTTAATTGATTGCTGTGTTGCTAAGTGACTAGCACTGTTAGATGCCATATTATCTTCATCTTTAATTGAAGTTCCACTTATTGTGCTATTTAAAACTGCACTTGTTAAAGTTTTATTTGTTAGTGTTTGTGAAATATCTACGGCAACCAAATCTTGTGTACCAGTATCACCACTATCAGGAAGTCTTAATGAGTTTCCCGCAGCTGCTGAGTGTGGTTGTGGTAGTAGTGTTTGATAGTGAGCATTTGAAACCTCACAATACATTCTTAAAGCAGCTGGTGATCCACTATTAGATTTGAAGTCAATAACACCACCTAAAACTGTAAGATCATCTCCAACAGATAAATCTGCTGGAAGTGTAACATTACTACTTGCATCTTCTATAACTGCTTTTGATGCGGGTAAAGTTACAAAAACATCTTTAGTTCCAGCTGAAAAGTTTACTGCTGAATCACTATTAGATGATGAGATAACAGTAGTCCTAGCCAAAGCTGCGGCTGATACTGTTCCTAATCCAACTTCAAACTCTCCATTACTATTTACGATTGCATAGTAAGTTGTATTACCATTTCCAATCGCTGATGAAAAAGTTTCAAAACCTGTTACTGCTCCTGCAAGAGAAAGCGTACCTGTACCAGTAGTGGTAGAAGTTTCTTTAACTCTATCATTTATCACTAAAGCCATTTAGTTCTCCTATTACCCAGAAATTCTTAATATAGCTGCTGCTGTAGTAAATGCTGGAAACTGAATTGTAAAAGTTCCCGAAGTAGCTGTCTTATTTCCTCCAAAATCTAAAACACAAACTGTAGCATTAGTAACTGCTGAAGATGTGTTGTAGATCATAGCTCCTCTAGCAGTCAACGTTACACCTGTAAAAGATAAATCTGCAAAATCAACAATTGCAACGCCTGAAGCAATTGATGTATTTTGACCTGTTAGTTTATCTCCACCTGAAGCGTAAGTTCCTGTATTCGCAACTTCATTAGAAGTTGTAAATGCAGTAGTTGATGAGTTTAGAGTTGCTGAAGAAGTGTAAAGAGCTAGTTTAAAAACATCACCACCAGATGATTTAAAACTTGCATCACCTTCTAGTAATTGTTTTTTGAAAGCATTTGCGATCGCTTGTGTTATAGCCATAATATATCTCCTTATTTTCCTATTCGAGGAACACCACTTTGATATTCGTCTCGTCTTCTTCTTCCCATTTGTTCTATTGAGAAGCCTTCTACCACTTGTTTATACTTTCCTTCGTATAATTGCAAGAGGTCTTGTGGGCCTTTTAAAAATCCATAGGCCTCGACTAGGCATGCATATAGTAGTCCGTTGGGAAAATTTAGACTTATATATGTTGTAGTATTTGTACTAGATAATCCGGGATCTTTCAAGATATAATTTAATTGAATTGTGTAAGTAGCATCAGGTGTAGGTGCAACTACAATCTTTTCTTCGTCCCATAAACTGTAATATTTTGGAACCCCTGTGCTTTCCGTTGGATTAAATTCAGACATAAAACTAGTATCTCTGTATTGTAAAAATTCTCTATTGTTAGGTTGAGAACTTCCTTGAGAATCAACTATCTGTGCAGATCTCACAATTAATAAACCTGCTGGTCTATTAATAAATCTATCTGAAGTAATTAAATTAGCTGTGTCGTATCTTCTATTACTATCAGAATCAATATCTCTAAGAATTCTAAATTCTGCATTTTCAATAATTCCATCTAAAATAGTCGATGTAAAAACATTTGAATCAACTTCTGTGTAATCTTTAATTTTTTGTAATAATTCTGTGTATGTCATAATTAATATGTAGCTGCTATATATGCGTTAAAGTTATTATTAACAGGACCTGCCAAACAATTCAAGCCCCCTCCTGCTCCAACTGGTGAAACAAATAAGTTACCTGAGTCATTATCCTTTAAATTGTAACTATTAGCAACAGTTATTGTTGAAGGTTGACCCGCTTGAGATTGTGTTGTTTCATTTAAAGAATGTACTAATCTTGCACCACATATTTTTGCTCCACTTGAATGAGAACTTGCATTAGTTTTAACAGGAGTTACTCCTCTAAATGGTGCATTAGTTCCTCTAACTAAACCTGATAATGTTCTTGAACCAGAATTATAACTTGTGTACTGAATAACTTCATTATCAAAAAATCCTGTGTCAGGATTAATTTTTTGAATAACGATATAACCACCATTTGTATAAAATGGAAGATCATCATTTACGATTAAAGAAGTATCTGTAGAACTTATACTTGTATTTAATAGTGTTTCCATTTCTATAGTTTTTTTTGTTCCAGTCGAACCACCTGCAGCTAATAAATCAGTTTGAATACTCATTAATCTTACAACGTCTCCTACTAGTATTCCACTATTAGGTTGGTTAACAACATAAGCTGCACCAACAACAGAAAGGTTTGTTTGACTAATTGGATTTTCTGGTAATAAATCTGGAGTAGCTATAGGTGCAACTTGAGGTCTTGCTTTTTCTAAACCTTGTGGGTCCGATACAAAAGGACTTGGTTCTAATTGTGGTTGCTTACGTTCATACTCTGAGTAATGTACAAACTGACCATTCCATTCAGTAACCATTTCTCTCCAAGGAAAAGCTAAACCACTTCGATCAGAAATTGCTAAAGCGTGTTTCCCTTTTGCAAACTTCGCCATTAGATCTCCGGATAATAAGTTTTAGGTGAAATATAAACACTTGCAGATGAACCATCTTCTTCTAATGCTCTCATTAATTCATCTTCATAAAGTAACTTCATCTCTTGAGTTCTTTGAGGTGCTTTCTTTTGTGACATATAATAAGCTAAACCGGCACACATACAAGGTACAAATCTATTAACTACATCTGCTTCGTTTGTATATTTACCTGCATCTTGTAATCTTTGTAGGTAATAAAAATATATAAAATCTCCAACTTGGTTTGTACCTGGAGTTAAATATAAAGTTATTGATACTCTATCTATAAACCTTTGAACCCAATATTGAGAAGGTTGACCTGTTGCTGATTTATTTGAGAAAGCTGAATATTGTGATCTATTAACTTTTGATAAAGGTGAGTCTACATTTAAAGAAGTTCTGTAACTAGCTTCTAACATATCTGAAGCCATGTTTACAAAATTTGTAACAGTGTCATTTACTGCGTGAGTAGCTGCAGTAGTATCATCCACACCTCTTACAGCCCCTGTTAAACTTAAAGTTGATATTCCTGTGTAAGAAATAATTTCATTATTAATTTTTATTTTTCCAGATTCAGGCATCTGGTTAACAGATTCAAGTGGAATAGTTGTGTCTGTAGTATTTATTGCGCTAGCTAAAGTAGCTGTAATACCATTAGAAGATCCATCGCTTGGTGATCTATATATTACATATTCATTCTGACCATTAATTAAACTAAAAGCATGTTCTCTAACTTGCCAAAAATGAATACCTCTATTGTCCCACTCTTGAAGCATTATGTTTAATGATCTTCTAGCTGATCTTAAATCATTACCAGAGTAATCAAAGAAACCTAATCTTTCAAAGGCCTCAGTTATAATTTCATCGATCGAGAAGTTTTTCTCGAATGTAGCTGTTCCTGAGAAAGCCATTTATTCTCCTACTAATTACTTCCGCCGCTATGAAAAACAGTTATAGCTTTAATCTGCTCAGTAGTAAATGCAGAGTAAACATCTGTTTTAAATAAAATTGGTACAGGAAAATTAATTGTCATATCATGAATATGAGCACCTTTATCTAATTTTACTTTTGATGTTCCACTTGCTCCACCATCTTTAAGCTCTAAAACTCCAGCTGCGTTAGGACCAGATATATGAACTCCATATACTCTAGTTCTTCCAGTCTGAACAGTTTTAGTTTC